GATTTGGGTACATATTGAAACGTTGAAAGGTTGATGCTATGAAGAAAAAATTAGTTTATGTTGCTCATCCGTATGGAGGTAAGGAAAGCAATCGTAAAAAGATTGATGTGATCATGGGAGATTTGGTTTTGAATGACACCAATCATGACTATATTTCCCCAATTCATAACTTTGGGTATGTATATCTAACGGGTCCTGAGTATCAGAAAGGCTTAGATATCTGCTTAAGCTTGCTTGGACATTGTGACATTTTAGTATTGTGTCCAGAGTGGGAGTCTAGTCGTGGTTGTAACGGCGAATTTGAGTTTGCTAAGAAACATAGTATTTCCACTTTTACATTAAGTGAATGGAAGGCTTTAAATCGAATTTGATAAAGGAGACTAAAAATATGTACGAATTACAAACAAAAGCAATTGAAGCAGCTCGTAAAGTGTTGATTGAAAATTTAGGCTATCAAACTGTTGAACCAGAAGATATGTTCATTGTTTGGTTTTGTAAAACCCTACAAAACTGGAAAGCCATTGTTAGTGGTCGGACTATCGAAGAATTTATCGAGGTAACACACAATGGTGATCGTAATGAAACATATGTTGATGTGTACTGCAAAACTAAAAATGTGTGTATTAAAGATAATCAATGAAAATACTAGATGCTTGTTGTGGTTCTAAAATGTTTTGGTTTGATAAAGAGCATGAAAGTGCTTTATATATGGATAATCGAACTTTAGACACAACGCTATGCGACGGAAGAAAGTTAGTAGTCAACCCAGATGTAGTAGCAGATTTTAAAAACATGCCTTTTGATGATGAAACGTTTTATTTGGTTATCTTTGATCCGCCGCATTTAAAAAATGCAGGTGATACATCATATTTAAAAGCTAAATATGGAACGCTAGGGCCTAGCTGGAAAGATGATATTAAGCAAGGTCTTGCAGAATGCTGGCGAGTGCTCAAAGAAAATGGCACGCTTATTTTTAAATGGAATGAGGAGCAAGTACTATTTTCAGATGTAAAAGGGTTATTGCCTAGCGAGCCGATAATTGGCCAACGCAGGGGGAAAACAATATGGTTAGTATTTTTTAAGGAAAAGGAGAGTAGATAGAAAGTGTTTAGACGATATGAGAAAAGGGTTAATGAAATTCAAGCTGTGCAATATAACGGTACTAATATTATGGAAATAGTCGATTTTGTTGGTGATGTAATTGGTATTGATTGGTATGAAAATGCATCATTAGAAATCATAACAGATAATGGAAGAATCGAATGTTTTAAAGGTAATTATATTGTTAAAGATCATAAAGGTAAAATTAAAGTTCATGATGTAAATGAATTCGAAACGACTTATAGAGAGGTAGAAAATTATGATTAGTGATGAACAAGGGAGAGAGTGGTTACTTAGAAAGCTATATGATGATGGCTGGAGATATTATGTAAAAGCTAGTAATGGGTGTATGTATCTAACAAAAGAAAAACCTGATTTTTGTGAAGATGGAAAATCAATAAACCCATATAGTGGTGGTACAACAAAGTGTACTGATTCGTTTGTAGGGTTAATTCCTAAAATGCAACTTAATGAAGTATTGGATATTGCAAAATGTTTAGATATTGTTAATTGGTTTGAAGTAAAGGTAAATACACCTATATTGGTAAGAGATTCAACATGGGATGCATGGAAAATAGGTCATTTTGCACGATGTAGGAAAGGACATATATTTGTATGGGAGAAAGGAAAAACATCTTATACAACTAAACGTACAGAGATGTTTAGGTATGCAAAATTAGTAGGTGATAACGATGAACGAAATGGTTATTATTAACATTCTACTGGCGATTTACCTTGTGGTTATTTTTAAAATGTCCTATTACTCTTATCATGAAGCTGCTGCATTAAAACATTTTATGGTTTCTGACGTATATAGAATGCAATTGCAGAAAATTATTAGATCACAAATACGGGATATGGTAATATGTAATATTTTGTTTGTTTTAAATATTGTCTGTGTGGTGGTCCTATGGTAGAACTTAGTAAAAAAGAATATCGTGAACTTGCATATGAGTATCTACACGAAGCGAGTAAGGCAGCATTGAGGATTAAATCGTTAAAGCGTAATATCCAACGTATTAAAAGCGATATAACATCATTACGTGCAGTAAACTACGGGAAAGAACGAGTAGACGGCGGTGAACCATCAGGAATTGAAGATGATATTAATCGGCTACTAAATATGGAAATGAGGTATAAACGTCAAATCCATGAACTACTGACTAAACGTGATGATGCTTGTCATATGATAGATTCGTTAACCAATACAGTTGGCTCTATTATCCTCATGCAACAATATATCAATGGTATGTCTGCTAAGGGGGCATATTCATTTGTTGGTTACGGTGAATCGCAAGGTAAAGAATATAAGAATTTGGCACTTGTAGAGCTTGGGTATAAACTCCGACGGAAATCGGCGGTAAACGGCTAATATCGACCTTTTAAGTCCACTATATCTATGATATATTGTATGTGGAAGAACATGAGTTCATCTCCTAAGTATTTAGAATACCAAACGCAAAAAAGGCGCATCGTAATTGATGTGCCTTTTTTGTTACAGAAAATTATGACACAAATACACTGCATCAAGCACAAATGCTTGAATAATAAAAATGGAATATGTACGGCCAATGAAATATTTTATGATGGCCTATGTCAATCCTATATTACGCATTCAAGCGCTAGCAAAAATTCATGCGGATTATGTGTAAGGAAAAATGGGAAGATGATTCGCAAGGGCGGTAATACATTAAAGTGAGGTGATGATCCATTGCGAGTAAATAGAAAAAACTGGCTAACTAACCCAGATAATTTATTGCGTGCAGAAGGTTGGGCTCGTGATGGCCTTACTGATGAGCAAATAGCAAAAAATATAGGTATTTCGATTAGAACTTTATACGACTGGAAAAAGAGTTCGCCGCAGTTTTTGCAGTCCCTTAAAAGAGGGAAGGAAGTCATTGACCTTGAAGTTGAAAATGCATTACATAAACGTGCTATAGGTTATGAATATGAAGAGAAAACATACGAGAATGGAAAGCTTGTTAAAGTTGTAAAGAAACAACAGCCTCCGGATGTTACGGCTCAAATATTCTGGCTGAAAAACCGTAATCCTGAAAAGTGGAGAGATACTAAAAATATCGATGTCAAAGGTGAGCTTACGGTGTCTGCTATGGATAAATTGAAAGCTGCACGGGAGAAAGCTAATGGAAAAACATGATGAATTAATAGAGGCATTAGGCGCTCTTACACATGATCCGTTAGCGTTTGTATATTTTGCCTATCCTTGGGGAGAGCCGGGGACGCCATTGGAAGATATGGAAGGGCCGGATGAATGGCAAATACAAATCTTAAAAGACATCGGTGAACAATTAAAGAAGGGCAAAGACCTACAAACCGCTATTCAAGAGGCGGTAGCATCTGGACATGGTATCGGTAAATCGGCACTGATATCATGGCTTATTCATTTTGCCATATCTACTCATGAGAATACTCGTGGCGTAGTTACGGCTAATACAGAAGGCCAATTGCAAACTAAAACATGGCCAGAACTTAGCAAATGGCACAATATGTTTATTGCTAAGGATTTATTTACGTATACGGCAACAGCTATATTCAGTAGTGATAAAGACTACGAAAAAACATGGCGTATTGATGCTATTCCTTGGAGTAAGAATTCCCCTGAATCATTCGCCGGTCTTCACAATCAAGGTAATCGGATATTGGTTCTATTTGATGAAGCCTCTGCTATTGATGATGTCATTTGGGAAGTAACTGAAGGGGCTCTTACAGATGCTAACACGGAAATTATTTGGTGTGCATTTGGTAACCCTACTCGTAATAGTGGGCGGTTCCGTGAATGTTTTAGAAAATATAGAAAGTTCTGGAATACATATCAGATTGATAGTAGAACTGTTAAGATATCTAACAAAGCTAAGATTGAAGAATGGTTAGAGGCTTACGGTGAGGATTCTGACTTCTTCAAAGTTCGTGTGCGTGGTGTGTTCCCTTCCGCATCAGATTTGCAATTCATCTCTACTGAAATTGCTGACAAAGCACAAAAACAATCTTATAAGCCGGGAGCATTTGAACATCTACCTGTAATTATTGGTGTGGATCCTGCGTGGACTGGTTCAGACTCCTTAGAAATAGTAATGCGTCAAGGTTACTCTATGAAGTCGCTTGCATCTATTCCTAAGAATGATGATGATTGGCGCATGGCTCAACTGATTGCTCAGTTCGAGGACGAATACAAAGCTGATGCCGTATTTATCGATATGGGGTATGGAACAGGGATATATTCCATTGGTAAGCAGTTAGGGCGCAAATGGCGGTTGATTGAATTTGGTGGTAAGAGTAATGACCCTGTATACCTAAATATGAGGGCGTATATGTGGGGACAAATGAAAGAATGGCTCCGTGAGGGTGGTTCTATTCCACCAAATGACCAAGCCTTATACGATGATATCGTAGGGCCTGAAGCGATCATTGATAAGAATGGTCGCATTCAGCTTGAAAGTAAAAAAGATATGAAAGACCGAGGGTTACCATCTCCGAATAAAGGTGATGCTCTTGCCTTGACCTTTGCTGCGCGGGTCGTTAAAAAAAGCGAAACAGGCAATAGGATTGTAGCTAATACAAGTTACAGTCCTTTTTAATTTGTTAGAAAGCGAGGAATAAAGATGTGTATGAAAAGTGCATCTGCTAACTATACACCACCTGCTCCAGCTCCAACTGTTCAAACGAATATGAGTAATCAGACTGGTGAGGAAATGGCAGAAACTAAACGTAAATTCAAACGTGGCTTTGAATCTACTATCTTAGGTCCGACTATGGGCGGCCAGAAATCAATTTTAGGGGGATAGCATGGCGGAAATGGAATCTTTACTGGCTAGACAACCTACGGAGGCCATTAAGCCTGTTAGGCGTGATTATACGAAGTTGAGAAAAAAATTCTCTCAGCTATTTAATGCGCAGCAACGATATGTAAATAAGTGGAAGCAGTTGCGTGACTATCAGTTGCCGTTTATTGGTCAATTTGATGGTGAAGAAGACCAATCTGAACCTTACAATGGTAAAATCCTAAACCCTGTAGCTTGGGAAAGTTGCCAAATATTTGCCAGTGGTGTTATGAGCGGACTTACTCCACCAAGCCGTAAATGGTTTAAGCTAACCATGGAGAATATCGATGTAGCAGCTAATAGCCAAGTCGCTGAATTATTGGATGAACGAGAGGAAATCTTGTATGCGGTTCTTGCTAAATCTAATTTCTACAGCGTAGTTCACCAAGTTTACATGGAACTAACCATGGGTCAAGCTCCTATGGGAATATTTGCTGATAGTGAATCTGGTGTTCGTTTCACATCGTATCCGATAGGTACCTATGCTATTAGTACTAACAGCAAGGAAATCGTAAATATTTTTGGCCGTAAATACAAAATGACAGTTGATCAGATTGTCGAACAGTTCGGGTATGAAAATTGTCCGGATAACATAAAGAATATTTACGATAACGGAAATAGCTTGCAACAATCATTCACAGTCAATTGGTTGGTTGAGCCTAACAAAGACCGTAAGGATAAGTTAGGACGTCGCAATATGCCATACTCGTCCATTTATTGGGTTGAAGGCAGTAATAGCGATGAAGTGTTATATCATGGTGGCTTTGAAGAGTGGCCAATTCCAATCGCTCGGCATACGTCGATGGACTTGAATGGTTACGGTAAGGGTGCCGCATGGTTTGCGCAACCAGATTCACAAATGCTGCAGAAGTTGGAATTCGATTATCTAACAGCTGTTGAATTGGGTGTTAAGCCTCCTATGCAAGCACCATCTGATGTTATCAGTACGGTTAACTTGTATCCGGGTGGCATTACAGAGATTGAGGGGCAACATAAAGTTGAACCGATGTTTGCTGTACAGTCTAATTTACAAGATATTCAAAATAAGATTGCAGTAACAGAGGATTCAATCAAGAGAGCCTATAGTGCGGATTTATTCTTGATGTTAGATCAAATCGATAAGGGCCAGATGACGGCTCGGGAGGTTATGGAGAGAACTCAAGAAAAATTACAACAATTAGGTCCTGTGGTTGAACGGTTACTCTCTGAATTCTTGAATCCAATCATTGAACGTGTGTATTCGGTACTAGATCGTGCCGGTGTATTTCCACCTGTTGATGATGAGGAACTCTTAGACCAATTAAATGGTCAAGAAGTGAAGATTGAATATATCTCACCACTTGCCCAAGCACAAAAGATGAGTTCATTGGTAAATATCGAACAGTATTTTGCGTTTATTATGTCTTTGGCACAAGCTAATCCTAATATCGTCAACAAGTTCAACTTTGAGGAAGCGGCCAATACATACGGTGTAAATCTCGGTGTTCCGGCTAAGATTATTCGTTCTGATGATGAATATCAAGAAATCTTAGCACAACAAGCACAGGCACAGGCTGAACAGGAGCAGCAAATGCAGTTAATGCAAGCGGCTCAACTAGCACCTCAAATGGCTAGTGCGGCCAAACAAGCAACAGATGCCGCCAACGATGGCAATCCTGCATTACAGCAGTGGCTAGGAATGGACGGTGTCTAGATGAAGAAAACAATTAAAGATTATATGCAAGAGCGAGATATGCAAGCTCTCAACCACGTACTTAGCACAGAGCTAGGTAGGTGGTTTTTTTGTCGTCTGATGGATCGCTCTGGCATATTAAAGCAATCGTTTACTGGAAATAGTGAAACATATTTCAACGAAGGAAAACGGAAGGTGGGATTGCTATTCCATGGGGACCTGAACAAATTAGGCATTGATGGAGTTAAACAATACCACCTTGCACAGCTCGAATATATCGGGCAACAAGAATATTTTAATAATTTAGTCGATAAGGAGAAACAAAATGGCTGATGACAATATGGGTGCTAACAATAACATGA